TTGCCCGTTCGTATCTGTTTCATCCCAGTAGCACTCCATTGATCCCGCTGCGCTAACCTCATCTGCGTAAACTGTTTTTGACGCTGCTCCCATCGCAGCCGCTTCAATCGTCCCTGCTGTCTCCGTAATTTGATAACTCAAAATCTCTGCGATTGTGTTTGTCGTAACCTTAACGACGCCCTCTCGTCCTGAATGCATGCTCATTTTTCTACTCCATCAAAAAAAATATTAACTTACAGCGCCCCACGTAATCACGCCATTGACCACAAAACTAAATGACCTTGTAACGACCCCGCCTTTGGCTGCTGAAACTCCGACACTCGTTATAATTGCGCTACAGGTACCGTATTGGTCTCCCGTAGTTGCGCCCTCTGGATAGATGTTGAGCGTCACCGCCGCGCCCACAGTCAGCGCCTGTTGCCCGTTCGTATCTGTTTCATCCCAGTAGCACTCCATCGAGCCTGCCGCACTCACTTCATCCGCAAAAACTGTTTTGCTGGCCGCTCCCATCGCCGCCCCTTCAATTGTTCCTGCCGTCTCCGTTATTTGATAACTCAAAATCTCTGCGATTGTGTTTGAACCTTTTTTAACTGTTCCTTCTCGTCCTGCGTGCGTTCCCATTTTTTTTACTCCACTTTTTTGTTATTTTGATTAGCGTCAAATTTTGACGTATTAGTTTTTACATTTTTTTTTCTTGGTTCCATTTTTTCTGTTGTCCAGCCCTGAGCCAGCATCTCATTTACTTTTGCCGGATGTGCGTCTACAGAAGAACTTCCTTTTTCATTATACAAAAAAAGCATTGTCATTTTTTTTTATACCGCACTTGTTGGAGATGTTTCCAGATTGCGATAAAGTGCAATATATGTCATTGTCATAAAACCAACTTTTTGAGATGATTCCCTATCGTACTGAATTTTTGTATCCAATAATTTTGAGTCGATAACCAAATTTCCAAGCGATAAATCAGCACTCATTGCAACCTCGATTTCTTTTGCGATTGTGTCCAGTGTGTCATCAAGATTTGTTGTGCCCATCGCAAGTGCTTCAATCATTACTGTCAATTCACGCTCTAAAATTCTGCCATTGCCAAAACTCGACACATCCACACTGTCTGAGAGCGTATAGATAAGCAGACAAGGCAATTTCGATTCTTCCTGCGGATAGACACGGCTCTGAAAAACATTACTTCCTGTGGTCGTTAAACCCGTTAAAATAGTTCCTATTTTTTCTCTGATTTGTTGTCTTAAATGATTAGCCATTAAATACCGCGTTCAAATTTTTATCGAATGAAATTATTTTTCCGCTGCCTGGAAGAAGCTCTTTGATCCGTTTGTATTGCACCAGGTTTTGTTCGATTGTCCAAATTGGTTTTTTTTCATCAGATATTTGATACCAATAGATTCGCTCTCGTGAGTAGCAATCAAACCCTGCTAGATAAATTTCCGAAAAACCCATAAATGACGCAATCCAGATAGCTAAAACTCCTGAATACATGCACGCAGGTGCGTTACCACAATAAATAATGTTTTCGCCCGTTGTTAAGGGTGTAATTTTCTGAGCCGGATGAATCGCCGTTATCTTATGTGCAAAATTATCTTGATAAACGATATATTTTAGATCAGGCAAAATCATCGCGTGATGATTTATTCCGATTAAAACACAATCTCTAGGACACTGCCAGAATTCCTGTGGCAAACTCTCTGAACCGCCCAAAATTGCGCAGCGCTTTCCTTCATAAAATTTTTCGTAGGCGTCCAAATATTCCATCACTGTTTTTCCAGTTCTAAAATTGTGATTAACTGTCCATCGGGATGAATACCTACAACCTTATACGTAGTGCCAGAAACAACTAGAGTATCAGCATGAGCTACACCCACAACATCCGAAGATTTGCATGAGGCCATTGGATTAGTTGACTCTAACCCAACTTCGCCCAAATTGATTAAATTAAAGGCGTTATCAAAAAGAACTTTTATTGTCGTCGCGCTTCCGCCCGTTTTTGTAAAAGTCGCTGAAAGCGCAAAATCATCTGTATTAAAAAAAACGCTCAGGTCAGTGGTCATGTCTGTCAAAAAGCTCATTATTTTTCACGTTTTTTTGGAGTTAAGAAACTTTTTCTTGGCCGACCTCTTCCACGTTTTTCCTTAATCTGAGGCAATCCAAAATCTGAATCTGTTTCAATTTTTTCTTCAAGAAGAATTTCCGTTTTTTCTTCGTCTTCTTCAACAAAATCTGAAATTGGAATCACAGATTGATTTTCCAAAATAATATTGATTTCAAAAATTTCGCCACACTTAAAACCAGTCTGTTTTAAAACCTGAAAACAATTTTCTTGCCCTTCATTGACACTCAAACAATGCTGTCTACGTCTAAATTGATCCGTACTCAAGCGCAGTTCACAACCTTCAGGAACGGTTATGTATTTGCCTACAACCTCATATTTATAAAACATTTTTGTCCTTGTAAATTGAGCCAGATAAAATATTTATTTTAATCATCGATAAAAAACGATCATTGAATATATAAATTTTCTGGCTCAAATTTTTTTGATTATACCATCGTTACATAACATGCGTGTTGCCAGAGGCCATAGCCGACATTACGTTCAGCACGAACTCCGTATTGATGTCTGTCAGTGTCATGCTCAAACTCGCTGCCTTCTGCTTTTGCAGACATTGTGACACCCGACCGAGATTGTTTGATCAGAGCCAAAGAGTTTTCATCACTTCTGAAAACCGCAAAAGAATCAGTCCAGGTCAGACGAGCATTAGGCGCAACGTCAATTCCGAAATTACCCTGATTCAGCACGATATTAGATTCGCCGCCGCCGAGTAAAGGCAGTGAAACCGCCTTAAGCGCCGCTGGCCAAAGTCCCATTGGTACCATAACCAAAAAGCGATTTGCCATTTCATTCATCGGCTCACCTCTATCATCTTTAAAACCATAGATTGCCTGAACAGCTTTTAAAATTGCACCCTGCATTTCTTCGGCACTCGGAGCCGTAGCTACAGTTGCATGTACAGACGCAGGTAATGTTGAAATATCAACGGAAATATCATTGTCCTGTGTGCCGCTGTCAAACTCTGAATGATCAGTATCAAAATAAAACTGGCCATCATAGCACACTGTGGAAGCTCCATTAAGAATCAATGTGCTCATCAGCGATGCCCAATGCGCATTAGTCCGCAACGCTAATTCAGCGATACGTTTTTGTACTTGTGGCGTTTTATCAAACGTATGATCGTTTTTTCCAAACTCAATAGTCGCCTCATATTTTTTGTTTTTGATTGTGTAGTTAAAATCACGCAACCCTTTTGACTGACGCTCTCCGATCCATTCACGAAAAGCCGGAACCTGGCCGAGCCACGCATACGACTCAGAATCCTGATCCGAAGTCGTTTCCAGCGCAATTTTGTCAATCCAAGATAATCCCTCAGCCTGTTTCAATGCGGCATAAAACATACCCATAATTGCGCGACTCGATAAAACTTCTGCTCCCATTTTTACCTTTATTTTTTTGATTGTTATTTTATTTTTTGGGAGCACCGCCCAAAAATTTTAGCGGGACACAACGCCCCGCTCTTACTTAGATTAAGCTACTGCCCTTAAAACGCTATATGTCAAAATATGATCGTTTGACGGATCATCTGACAACACTACGTTAATTACGTTAGTATCTGCTGATGCGGTTAAAATTGTGCGAGCAACCGCACCTTTTGTATGCATAGTCACATGAACTAAATCAGTTGCCACAACTCCTGCTACTCCAATTGCCTCTGCGGCATCGCCTCCAAGAGTTGTAAACTCGCCTGCATAAACGACGATATGAGATGGAGTAATACCAGCATCCAAATGCTCTAATGAAACTGCATCGTCTGCCAGTTTTGTTCCGTCAATCGCATCAGCTGCAATCATACCAGTTTCTACGGCTAGAGCAGCAATAGTTACGGCTCCCGCTGCGGATAGCGTCACGTCTCCTGACACGGCAACAGACACAAGATCGGTTCCATCGCCTACCAGGATTTGACCGCTAGTTTTTGCATCAAGTGCCGTAGGACGATTGTTTGCCGTTTGCCCTGTGATAATTGACCCACGTGCAAGGTCTTCGATCATTGATAATTCTACCGCCTCAGCAGCAATAGTTACGGCTCCCGCTGCGGATAGCGTCACATCTCCAGACACAGCGACAGACACTAAATCAGTCCCATCGCCTACCAGGATTTGACCGCTAGTTTTTGCATCAAGTGCCGTAGGACGATTGTTTGCCGTTTGCCCTGTGATAATTGACCCACGTGCAAGGT